CACAAAAAGGCACTTTTCGGGTCGGGCTGGGGGGATTAAATAAAAAAGCACGTAAAATCCTGACATGAGCAACAGACTACCCCCAGAGCTTCACATCATCAAAGGCACAACTGGCGAGCGAAAATCAAAACCGCTCCCCAAAGACGTGCGCGCCAGAGTGCCGCAAGCAGATTGGCTAGACGATCCTGGATCATGGAACAGATCAGAGTTCATCAAAGAAACCTCTGAGTTTCTGTGGGATGTTTACGGAATCGGAAGCAAACAGGACCAGCACATCCTCGCGGCATTGGCGGTGCAGATGGACATTTATGTTCGCTGCTGGTATGAGATGCAATCAGCTGACATCGTGGTGACCCACAACAGCGGCGCAACAGCTGGCCCCAACCCTTATTTCCTTGCCAGTGACAGGGCACTGAGCCGCGCCATCGTGCTGATGAATGAGCTTGGGTTGACGCCCAAAGGTCGCCTCGCCAGCAAAACGCAAGAGGGCGGCAAATACGCAAAACTCCTAAGTGGCCCATGAGGTACGAAGACGGCATTCTGTATGCGGTAAATGTCGCGGCTGGCAATGTGCTGGTCTGCAAAAATGTGCGGCTCGCGGCACAACGATTCCTAGACCAGCTTGAGAACAGGACATGGGCGTGGGAGTTCCACGACAAATATGCGCAGCACGTGCTGGATTTCTTTAGCACTCTAAAGCACACCAAAGGGCCAATGGCCGGGCAACCCCTGCTGTTGGAGCCATTCCAGATTTTCGCCATCTGCGCGATCTACGGATTTAGGAGCAAAAAAGACGTCTCCCGTCGCATGGTCACGGACGTCATTATTTTCATCCCTCGCAAAGCTGGCAAGTCCACCCTGACGGCAGGGCTGGCGCTGTACGAGTTGGCTTTTGGCGAGGCTGGCGCCGAAGTTTACTCGCTGGCCACCACCCGCGATCAGGCCACCATCGTGTTCTCGGCGGCCATCGGTTTTATTGAAGCCATGCCTCCCGACATCGCTGCGATCTACAACGCAGGTCGCCACACGATCATGAAAGCTGGCGACGCTCAGAGCATGTTCAAGGCGTTGTCCCGAGACAACAAAAAGACTGGTGACGGCAAGAACCCATCCTGCGCCATTATTGACGAAGCTGCACAGATCGTGGACCGCAACTCCATCGAGGTGCTCCACTCCGGCATGGTGGCGCGGCGCAACCCTCTCCGCATCTACATCACCACTGCCAGCTTCACCAAAGAGACCAAATTCTACGAAGACATGACCATGCTTCAGACCATGTTGAATGGCGAAGCAGAGGATAACCCAGGGTGGTTTGGGTTGTTGTACAGCCTTGACCCTGGGGATGATTGGCGCGACCCTTCAACGTGGGCCAAGGTAAACCCCATGCACGGCATCAGCGTGTTTGAAGACGCCATCGCCGCTCGCGCAGAGGAGGCTAAACACAAACCAGCCGCGCTAAATGAGTTCCTCTGCAAAACCCTCAACCTCTACGTCAGCGCCAACAGCGCGTGGGTGGACAGAGAATATTGGGACGACAAACGCTGCGCCATCGTCGCCGATCGCCAGCCCGAGGCTGTGTTTATCGGGTTCGACCTCGCGGCCACGCGCGACTTGAATGCGGTTTGCACGCTGAAAAGATTCTCGGAGTCTGACTACGAAGCTGAGTTCAAATTCTTTCTGCCCGAGGTTGGATTTGAGCTGATACCAAAGCATTATGGCGATATTTTCCGCATGGCCAAGCAGTCCGGCATTTTGCACATCACACAAGGCAATGTGATGGACGACAGGGAGATTAGCGACTACATCCAAGCGCAATGCGCCAAATACGACGCCAAGGAAATTGGTTTCGACGCCTACAACGCTGCGAGCCTCGTGGCGCGGCTGCATGATGCTGCCCTGCCGGTCAAGAAAGTTGGTCAGGGCATGGCGGTGCTCAGCAACCCGAGCAAGCACGTAGAGAAATTGATCCTCAATTACAACATCAAACACGACGGCAACCCTTTCCTCGGCTGGCAGCTCGGAAACTGCGAAGTTTATGAGGACGTAAATGGCAACGTTAAAATTAGAAAGAATGGTGCAGACCAGAATGCCAAAGTTGACGGCATAATCAGCCTAATCATCGCCATGCATTGCTCGCTCGACAATGCGGCTGTCTCTGGGTTCGGATTTAGGGCATTTTAAGGCGCGCACATGGCAATCCTAGACATTTTCAAGCGAAAGCAAATCGATTCCAAGGAATCAAACACGCTTTTCGGCCAGACTGCACTGGGCAATAATGTTGTTTACCAGAGCGGCAGCAAACCAACCGTAAACACCCAAATCCTCTACGTCACCACAGCGTCCACCAATAATGCTGGGCGGCCAGTGGACATGTCGTTGCTCACGCGCAACAGCACCATCCTGGCCTGTATAGCGGCCAAGGCACGTGCAATCTCCCAGCTCCCAGCCAACGTCATGTGCCAGCTGGAGGACGGCTCCTGCGTCAACGCCATCACCTCAGACGAGGTTGGCAAACGCGACAAAGCCAAGGCCAAACAAGTTGCTGCGCTGCTGGCAGAGCCAAACAAATTCCAGAGTGCGTATGAATTCTGGTATCAGTGGGTTATGTGGTACGAATTGTCTGGAGAAGCATTCACTTTGTGGTGGCGGCAGAACCAGAAAAATTCTCTTGAAACTCCGCTGGAGATGTACCTGCTGGACAGCACCCTGATTGCGGTAACTATCACGCCGACCAGATACCCCAGCTACCGGCTGAGCACACCTTCGTACGGATTTAGCCGGGACGAGCCGCTGGATGCGCATCAAGTCATGCACACCAAAGACATGGCGTGGCAAGGGTCTGCAGGCTTCAACAAAGGCATCCTCGCGGCGGAGCTGGTGAGTCTGGACCAGGACATCGATCTGTATGCCAACTATGTCATGCAGAATGGCGCCAAACCGTCTGGCATGTTTACCACCGAACAGGTAATTCCCGACGGCAAATTCAAAGAGATTGCCGCTCGCCTAAAAGAGGCGTGGTCCAGCATGACTGGGAGCCGGGAAAGTGATCCGTCCAAACCTGGGCAGGGCATGCTGCTGGATCAGGGCATGAAATACGAGCCGCTAAAAATGCTCACCCTTCAGGACGCTGACACCGAGAAGCTCAAGACGCAAACCATGAAGCGCATATGTGGATTGTTCGGGGTGCCACCAGCAATGATCGGGATTGCTGATCAGAAATACAACAACACCCAGACAATGCTGGATGAGTTCTACAAATCCACTATTTATCCAACAACAGTCAACATTCAGCAGAAGCTAAAAACGCATTTGTTCCCAGGATACCCCAACCTGTGCATTGAATTCGATACGCGCAATTTCTTAAAAGGCGCACCACTAGATCAGATGAATTTTGCAGTCGCAGGGGTCAATGCAGGCATCCTAACTCCCAACGAAGCTCGCAGTTACATGAACATGCCCGCCACCGAAGGCGGCGATGAGCTTCAATCCAAAGCAGCCGCTGCGCCTGCAGCCGAGCCGGATTCCAGCCCCCAAGACACAGGCGGCGGCGGCGGCAATCAGACTAGGAAAATGAACATTGGCAAATGATTTATGATGGACAAACTGCTTCAAGATAAAATTAAAGCGTTGTACATCAAAAAGCATAGTGCAAACAGCGTAAAATTAAAAACAATATATGACATTGACCAAACCAAAGTCGATGAGGTAATCAATGACGCACAAACAGTTGACGCTAATCTGCGAGGCCAAGCTCGTCGCAGGGCAACCAGGAAATCCAGGCCAAATTGAGGCCACAGTCACAACCTGGGGTGCTCGCGAGGGAGCTGACGGGCGGCGATTCAATTACCAGCCCGAAGGATTCATGGATTGGGCCGAAGCATTTGTGGAAGCTGGCAAACCCCTGCCGATGTTCCTTAACCACAACAGCGATGGCATCCCAATTGGCGAATGGAGCTCATTTGAGTTTTCGCCTTCTGGGATGACAGCTGAAGGGCGAATCTTTATGAACACCGTCGCAGGGCGCGACATGCACACCATCATGACGGAGTCCCCGACGCTGTTTGGCGGCGTGTCGGTTGGCGCATACGCAGAATCCTACCAGATGGTCAATGCCGATGGTGAACCAGACCAGTCGGAAGAAGCGTATTTCCAGATCACCAAAGGTGGCCTCCGGGAAGTGTCTGTGGTAATGTACCCAAACAACCCTGAAGCGAACGTCAGTCGCCTGGAATATTTCCGGCCTGATGGCACGGCTGATTTAAAAATCATGGAGCAAGCCCTGCGTGATGCAGGGCTGTCCAGGACTGATGCGGTCGCTGCCGCATCAACTTTCAAGAAGGTGCTGGAGCAGCGTGATGCTGTAAACGTACCCAATGAAACTGCGACGTTGCAGCGTGATGCTGATGCGGAAGCGACCACCAACGCAGCAATTCTCGCGGCTCTTGAGCAACGCGAACTGCTGCAAATTCTCGACAAACGACTCAAAAGGTAACTCTCATGTCTCAAGTAATTCTCGACAAACTGGACGCCATCGAAACCAAGCAGCAAGAAGCTGTTTTGGCCGTTGAAGCCAAAATCCCTGCTGCTGTCGACGCTGCACGCGCCGAACTGGAAGCCAAAATTGCCGCGCTCGAAGCCAAAGTCGCTTCGGTGCAAGCTCCTCCCGTCATCAAGATCGTCAAGACCGTTCGTGGCGATGTGAACCGCGCTGTGCGCGAACAGCTGGCCAGCTATTACAAAGGCTCTCGCCAAGGCGAGAAAGAACTGAAAATGTTCGAAGACCAAGGCCAGTACGACGCCTACATGAATGAGGCTGCCGGCCTGACTGCTGGCGGCGATGGCCAAGGCGGTCGCACCGGATACGACCCTGTGTTTGTGGCGCTGCGTTTGGCCAATCAGCTGCGTGGCATGTCTCGCACCGTGGCCACCGACGGATCCAGCTATCAGTTCCGTGTCAAAACCGGCAACGCTGGTGCACAGTGGGGCTATGCCGTTCAGAACAACGGTTCGCCCACCACGGAAAACACCAGCATCTGGCAGTTAGTTCTAAAAGACATCAACGTCCAGTTTCCGATCCGCACTGCAGCCCTGGACGACATTGATGGTCTGGAAGCCAACATCGTTGACGACATGCTGATGGAATTCGCGCAATCAGAAGCCCAGTCCATGATCAGCAACAACGATCAGTCCGGCACCGGCACTTCTGTGACCACTGGCGGCGCTGATGGTCTGCGCGGTTTGAATCAGTACCCTGGCGCCAACGCAACCTACGCAGGCGGAACAACCTCGACTGCGGCTTTCGGCACTTCCGGCACCGGCTCCACCACTGGCCTGCACAGCTTGGCAACCTACGATCAGTTGACTTCCAACGTCAACACCGTCGGGCTGAATAACGTCACATACAAAGACGTCATCAACACCATCTACGCTTTGCCGCAACAGTATTGGACACCGGCAACTAAGTTCATGGTCAATCCCATCCTTGCGCAAGCCATCCGTGGCCTGCAAGACACCAATGGTCGTCCGATTTTCAACAGCACTGAGTCGCTGAATCCGAACGGCATCATTGGTCAATTGCTCGGGTTTGATGTGGTGATGAACAAATATTTGGACAGTCCAAGTCAGTTGACAACTGCTGCTGCAGCCACCTTGAGCAAGTACCCGATGTACTTTGGCGACTGGACTCGCGGCCACACCATCATTGATCGTTTGAATATGATCATGCGTCGCTACG